CGGTCCGGATCTCTCCCTCGGGCACCCTTCGGGTCGAACCGGCTCCGGGATCGGCCGCCAGGAAACGGCAGGATCCGCCGGCGGCCGGCCGCCGGCTGTCTGACCCGGGACCGTTCGGACCGGTGCGACAGTGACCGATGCGACCCGGGCGCCGGGCACCTCGAGCCGGCTCGAGCCGGCGGTGACCCTCGAGGGTGCCGGGTCGGCGGGTCCGGCGGTGTGCGAGTGTCGCTCGTGGTGGGTGGTGGCCGGCTCCGGGTCGCCGCTGTCGCCGCTTGGGTGGCATGCGTACCGGTTCCACCTCGGCGCCGGTCACTCGATCCGGTTGCCGGGCGGTGCGGCGGTTCCTCCGGTGCAGCTCGGTCTCGAGGCGGGACCGTGACCGCTGCCGATGCGCTCACTTGCGAAGGTGCGCTCGTGTCGGCGGTCGGGTTCGCACCGTGGCTCGATCCGGACGGGATCGACGCTGCGGCGATCACCGAGGCTCGGCTAGTGGCACGGCAGCTCGATGCGTTGTTGGCGCCGGCGGCTCGACCCGGTGCCGATACCCTGTTCCCGACTGGCGGCGGCGCCGACACGGCGGCGGGCGCCGGCAAGGTTGGGTTTCTGTCTAATTCGCTGCTGGCGATCCTGGCGCAGCTCGGTTTGACTCCGCAGGGTCGGGCGCAGCTCGGCATAGAGTCCGGTGGGGATGACGGCTCCGATCTACTTGGGCAGCTCCGGGCGATCACCGCTCGAGACCAAACGGCCGACGGTTAGCAGCCGGGCGGTCACTGATCCGGCGCTGTGCCGGTTGCCGACTATGGCGCCGGCGCTCGAGCTGGCGTTCGGTCTGCTCAATCCCGGCGGCGACGTGTCGCTGCTTTCGTGGCAACGGTACGTGGCCGAGGTGTCGCTGCGGATCCGACCATCGGGGCAATGGGTCCATGATGAGATCGGCATCGTGCTCTCGAGGCAAAACGGCAAGACGCAGGGGTTCGCTGAGCCGAGGATCCTCGGCGGTCTGTTGGCTCTCGATGATCGGATAGCTCACGCTGCGCAGGACCGGGAGCTACCTCGGCGCACGTTCCTGCGGCTCGCTGAGATCCTCGAGGATCCTCCGCTCTCGAGGCTGGTTCGCCGGATCGCTTATGGCTCCGGGAAAGAAGCGATCGATATGCGGGGCGGCGGCATGTATCGGCTGCTCTCGTCACGGCCGGCATCAACTAGGGGTCTCGAGGCGATCTCGCTCGTGGTGATCGATGAGTTCCTCGAGGCTCGGGATTACCGCATGCTGCAAGCGATCCTCCCGACGCAGCTCATGGCGAAACGGCGCCAAACCCTGTACCTGACAACGGCCGGGCATGCCTGGTCGGTGCCGCTGCATGACCTTCGGAAACGGGCGCTCGAGCCGGACGCTAGGGACGGTCTCGCATATCTCGAGTGGAGCACCGACCCGGGCACCGACCCGGATGATCCGAGCCAGTGGGGCCGGGCGAATCCGGCGCTCGGTGAAGCTTTGACCCTCGAGGCGCTCGAGCAGCTCCGGGCACGTGTGCCGGAGGCGGTGTGGCGGCAGGAACAGCTCGGACAGTTCGTGCATGTGGTGGCGGCTCACGCTTTCGATCTCGACGCATGGGAACGGGCCACGGTGCCCGAGCTGCCGGCGCCGGCCGGGGCGCCGGTGTCGGTCGGGGTGGTGCTCGACCCTTCCGGGCGGCACGGTGCAGCGGTGGCGTCGTGGCCGATCGGCGCCGGCCGGCATGCTCTCGAGCTGATCGCATACCCCACCGGGTCGCCGCTGATCGACGTCGCCGGGTTCGCTGATACCGTCGCCGGGTTCGTCCGGGATCATCCGAGCCGGCTGCCGGTCTCGTTCGATCCGTGGACTACTCGGGACGTTGCCGATCGGCTCGAGGCGCAGGGGATCCCGACCGAGCCGGTCACCGGCCGGGAATGGGTCAATGCGTGCGGGCACCTCGTCGCTGAGGTGGCAGCCGGCAGGGTGGCGCACCTCGGGCGGGATACGCTGAGCGGGCAGATCGAGGCGACGGGCCGGCATGAGTCAACCGAGGGTCGATGGTGGTTCTCTGCCGGGGAAGTGCCGGTTCCGGCGGTGTTCGCTGCGACCCGGGCGCTGTGGGTGGCGACCCGGCCGGCGCCGACGCTGCACGTGTTCTAGATCGGCCGACTCTGGGGTAGGTTGGGCAAGGTGCCGGGGCAGCGGGTCGGCTCACTCTCCCCAACGTCGATCCGGTCCGCTGCCACCGGCGGTTACCAAGCTAGAGACCCACCCTCGAGGGCCGAGGGTGGGTCTCTCTTGGCTCGAGGGTCCAGGGGCCAGGGGGTCGACCCTCGAGATCTCCCGGATCGCAGCCGGCCGGGATGGGGTGGCCGATCACCGCAGCGTGCCCGGAGACCGCATCAGCTCACCGCTAACGGGCTGCTTAGTGCGGTCCGGTATCGGACACTGGCCGGGCACCCTCGAGCCGTTAGATCGCCGCTGAGCGGCTCAACGGTCGAGCTCGTGGGCCAGTTGACATCGGTAGGGTGAGTTGACTAGGGTGCCCGGCTGTAGTTCGGCGTTCGACGCATGGGGAGAGTGCGTTTGCCTCGCTGGCTGGATCGGCTGCATGGGGAGAGTGCAGACCGGGCGCCCGGGTCGCCGGGGGTCCGGCACCGGGCGCTCGATCGAGTCACCCCGGAGGCGTTCCCGATCGAGGCGCAGTTCGCCGCTGTGATGGGTCACCTCGGCGGCCGGTCACTAAACGGGGCGGTCGAACGTGCCCGGGCGCTGATCCCGTCGATCGTGGCGCAGCTCTCACTCGTGACCTATTTCGAGGGTCGGCCGGCGCAACCTCGGTCACCGGTCGCTGCCCGGCCGGACCCGTTCGCCACACCGTACGATTTCGTGCATGAGTCCATAGCGTCACTGGTCGACACCGGTGATGCCTTCTGGCGGCTCACCGCCGATATCGACGGGCATCCGACCGTAGCGACCGTGCTCGAGCCGGCCGAAGTGCATGTCTCTTGGAATGAGAACCGGACCCGGCGCCGGTACTCGTGGCGGGATCTCGAGCTGGAACCGGGGCGGGACATTGCTCATATTCGGCTGTCACCGAGGGTCGGTGAGCTGCGGGGTTCGACGTGGCGTGACTCGCCGGCGTTGGCGTCACTACTCGCCGCTGATGCGTATGCGGTGGCGGTGTATCAAGCGGGCGGGATACCGCCGGCGGTGCTCGAAACCGACCAAGCTCTGACGGCTGCGGAGGCGGGTCGGTTGCGGGAGGAATGGGTGACCGCCCGGCGGACTAATCCCGGGGCGCCCGGTGTCACCCCGTACGGTCTGCGTTACCGCCCGATTCAGCTCACCCCGGCCGAGGCGCAACTACTCGAGACCCGGCGCTACGGGGTGACCGAGGTTGCTCGACTCGCCGGGATCCCGGGCGCTCTGCTACTCGCTGAGCTGTCCGGTTCGTCACTCACCTATCAGAACGTGGCGCAGGTCAAGCTCGAGTTCGCCTCGGTGACGTTGGCGCCGATGTACTTGGCGCCGGTCGAGGCGGCTTTCTCGGATCTATTGCCTCGAGGGTGGGCGGTCCGGTTCGACCTTGATGAGCTGTTCCGAGCCGATATGCCGACCCGGTGGGAAACGTGGAAGCTCGGGGTCGAGGGCGGTTGGGTGTCGATCTCCGAGGTGCGGGCATCCGAGGGTCTCGGCGGTCCGGCGCCGATCACCGCACCGGCACCGCCGAGGGCCACCGTGCCCGACCCGTACCTCGAGGTGCCAACGTGACCGGCCGGCTCGAGGCGCTCGAGGATCGGCAGCCGTCCGGCTTCGAGGGCACCCTGCTCGAGCCGGCCGGGCACCTCGAGCTGCGCACCGAAGGCGAGCACCGGGAGCTGATCGGCCGGCTCGTACCGTACGGGGTGACGATCCCGGCCGGCGGGCACCGGGAACGGTTCGAGCCGGGTGCGTTCGCTGATGCGGTGGCGCACCCTCGACGGGTCCGGCTGTACCTCGAGCACCCACCCTCGGCACGGTCTCGACCCGGTGACCCGGCAGCGGTGGGGCGCCCGGTGCCGGTCGGCGCAGCGGTCGAGGTCACCGAGCGGGCGGACGGTCTCTACGGCCGGTTCCGGGTCGCTGCCACCGCTGCCGGTGATGAGCTGCTCGAGCTGGTGCGCTCGGGGATCCTCACTGATCTGTCGATCGGTTACGCCCCGATGCCCGGAGGTGCCCGGCGGGGCGCCGATGGTGCCGAGGTGATCACCGCTGCCTATCTCGACCATGCCGCTGTTACCGCTGTCGGGGCGTACCCCGATGCGGTGGTGCTCGCTGTCCGTACCGCTCTGCCCGAATCCGACTCGACCGATGGGAGACCGACCATGCCCGAATCTGCAGCCGCCATCCTCGAGCCGGCGGTGACCGATCCGCCGACACCGCCCGATCCGCCGGCACCGGCTGATCCGGACACCCCGGATCTGCCCGAGCTGCGTCACCGCATGGGCACCCTCGAGGACACCGTGCGACGGTATATCGCCGGGTCGGCGCCGGCACCCTCGGCGCCGGTGCTGTCACCGCTCGACTGGTTCCGGGCCGAGATCCGGGCGCTGCACCAAAGGGATCCGTCCCAACGGCTCAACCTGCGGGCGCTCGCTGACGTGACCGGGGAGCTTGGCGGCACCGGTGATATGTCCGGGTTCGTGGTCGAGCACCTCCTGGGCGAGCAGCTCGTCTCGGTGCTCGACACTCGCCGGCCGCTGTTCGCTTCGCTCGGGCCGATCAGCATGCCGGCGTCGGGGTTTGTGCGGATCCCGACCATCACCCAGCACGTGCTCGTCGCCAAGCGAACCGGGCAGAAAGACCCGGCCAACACTCGAGCGATGGTGACGACGACCGCACCGTTCGAGGCGCAATGGTTCGATGGTGCGGTCGATGTGGCGCTCGAATGGATCGCCACCGCCGAACCGGCCGGTATCGAGCTGGTCTGGGATGATCTGCTCTCGAGCTACGCAGAGGCCACCGAGGCGTACGCTGCCGAGGTGCTCGGCGCTGCCGGGGTGGCGGTCGGGGTGCTGCCGGTGGCCGATTTCGAGGCGTTCGCAACTGCCATTGCGACCCAATCGATCGAGGTCCGGAAGGCAACCGGGCAGCCGGCCGACTACCTGGCGGTGCCCGATGCGTTGTGGCCGGCGGTGATCGCTCTGTCCGACTCGACGGGTCGGCGCATGTTCGCTCCGGTGGGGCCGAGCAATGCGGAGGGTCCGGGTGCCGGGGTCACCGCTGCCGAGCTGACCATGAGCGGCGGGTTCCGCATCTTCAATTCGGCGGGTCTCACCAATCCGATCCTGAGCAATGCCCGGGCAGCGGTCGGTGTCGACGGTGGACCCTCGAGGGTCGAGGCGTACAACGTCGAGCTGATGGGCCGGGACATCGGCATCATCGGTCGGTCGCTTGTCGTGGCTCGGATCCCGGCCGGGATCCGTGAGTTCGTGGCACCGGCCGGCCGGGCACGTAGCTCGGAATAGGGCGGCGGGAGGCGATCGGCTCCGGGCATGGGTACGTGGCCTGACACCGATGATCTGAGGGTCGCTCTCGGTCTCGAGCCGGGCGCTACACCGGGTCTCGAGGTCACGTTTCAACAGGCGGTGACCGCTGCCCGGGACCAGGTGATCACCGATACCGGGGCCGAGATCCTCGAGGATGAGGTGCCCGAGGCGTTGTTCTTCGCTGCCCGGTATCTGGCGGTGCAGGCGATCCGATCGGTCGATGCACCGTTCGGTATCGCCGGCATGGTCGATATCGGTGCGCTGTACGTGGCTCGGGATAACCCGATCTATGTGCGGTTCCTGCGGGGCTACCGGCACCAATTCGGGACCGGGTGATGCTGTGGCTCGAGGTGGCCGAGGCGATTCGCCGGGCAGCGACCGACTCGGGCGCCGATGCGTCACCCCTGGCGGTGTCGGTGTATGCCGAACCGACCCGGACCCTCCCGGCCGGCCGGGCGATAGTGATCACCGCCGGGGCACCGTGGCTCGAGGCGTCGGGGGTGTTCGGCGGTGCGGGGCACCGGCTCCGGGCGGTGTGCGTGGTGCCGGCATCGACCGACGATCGGTTGGGGTCGCTTTACCGGCTGGTGCAGCTCGTGATCGCCGGTCTCGAGCACCTCGAGGCGGTGGGGTGGCAGACGGTCGAGCAGCCGGTGGTGCTGTCGCTGCCCGATGGGGTCGAGATCCTCGCCGCAACGGTCAACCTATCGGCGGCTGCCGACCCGGCAGCCTTCTCTAGTGAATGAGGTGATGTGATGGTGAGCGGACCGATCGTGTTGCAGCGTCCGGTTGCGACCCTCGAGGTTGCCGGTGAGACACCGGGCACCCCGGTCGACGTGTCGTGTTGGGTCGCTCGAGCGGAGATCTCCCCATCGACCGACACCGCCGATCTGGCGACGTTCTGCAATCCCGGCGGGCAGGCTGAGGGTGTCACCACGTGGGAGGTGTCGATAGACTGGAAAACCTCTCACGACTCGGTCGCCGGTGATGATCTCTACGGGGTGCTGTCGCCGCTGGTCGGCTCCGACGTGGTGCTGACGCTCATGGTGTCGGCGGCATCAGCGAAGGCGTGGCAAGGCACCATCGGTCTGCCGGTCAATCCCGGTCTAGCCGGCTCATGGGAACCGGGTTCACCGATCGAGGCATCGACAACGCATGCTCTCCGCTCGACACCGGCGATCGTCGCCGCACCGGTGACCCTCGAGACCGCCGGCACCGAGGACACCTCGAGCAGCTCGAGCACCTCGAGCCGCTCCAAGCGGTCCACCGAGGCGGAGGCGGTGCCGGCGTGACGGCTAACGCATACACCGCCCGACAGGTGGCGTGGGGTGATCTGATCGACGTGGAACGCAGGCTCGGTGTCGATGCGTTCGAGCAGCATCCTCAAGAGGCGATAGCGATCGTGGCGTGGCGGTGCTCGGGCACCTCGGTCGGTCTCGATGATTGGTTGGCCGAGGTGGCACCCTCCGAGATCGGCGCCCGGATCAAGGCATGCACCGAGCAGCTCGAGGCGGTCGAGTCCGAGGGTGACGACACCGACCCTTTTCTGAGCGGGAGCAGCTCTGGCAGCTCGCCGGCTTCTGCCGCTTCTGGCGCATGACACCGACCGAGGCGACGACGCTACCGCTCGAGGTGGTGGCGGTGTTCTCGGCGTATATGGTGCGTGAGCAGCGGGAGATCAAGCGGGCCGCTCGTGCCCGGCACCGGGGCCGGTGACCGATGCCGACCGCCACCGCCGAGGGTCTCCATATCTCCAACCTCAACGCTGCGCTGCGGGCGCTCTCCCGGATCGATAAGAACCTCTCGGGTGAGCTGCGGGACGCATCAACCGAGATAGCCGACCATGTGTTGACCGCTGCCCGGTCGAGGGCGCAGGGTCGCCGGGCGCAGGCGGTCGCCGGCTCGATGCGGGTCCGGCGTGACCGGATCCCGTCGATCGCCGCCGGCGGCTCTGTGCCGGTGCAGCTCACCGGCCGGTCGGTGCCGGCGGGGGCGGTGTTCTGGGGCACCGAGTTCGGTGGCACGTATCAGACGCAGTTTGAGCCGCACCGGGGCCGCTCCGGCTATTTCCTGTACCCGGCGGTCCGGGCTGAGGGCGGCTGGATCACCGATACCTACCTCGATGCGCTCGACGTGGTGCTCTCGAAGGCTGCCCGGGAAGGGTCTCACTAATGGCCGGTGATTCCGGGCGCACCCTGACGCTCCGGCTGGTGTCCGATGTACGGGCAGCGACCCGGGGCATCGACCAGGTGAATAGCCGGCTCCGGGGCTTCGGGCGGGGTCTCGGTGCGGCCGCTGGTGCGCTCGGTGTCGGCCTGGCGGTCGATCAAGTGGTGCAGTTCGGCCGGGAGGTAGTGGGCGCAGCCTCCGAGGCTGAGCAGGCGGTCGGCGGTGTCGAGGCGGTGTTCGGCCGGTTCTCCAAACAGGTTGAACGGGACGCTAAGACGGCAGCCTCCTCGGTCGGTCTGTCCGCCACCGAATACCGGACCTTCGCTACGCAGCTCGGCGGGCAGCTCAAGGCTGCCGGGGTGCCTATGCGGGAGATCGCCGGCCGTACCGATGAGATGATCGACCGGGCGGCTGATCTCGCCGCTACCTACGGTGGCTCAACGGCTGATGCGGTGTCTGCTTTGGGGTCGGCGTTCCGGGGCGAAGCCGACCCGGCTGAGCGGTTCCTGCTCAACCTCCGGCAATCCGAGGTGACCGCTGAGGCGGTGCGGCTCGGTCTCGCTGACACCACAACCGAGGTCGACCAGCAAGCTCGAGCTATGGCGACGGCTTCGCTGATAATGAGCCAATCGACGGACGCTGCGGGACAGTTCGCTCGGGAATCCGACACCCTGGCCGGCCGGTCGGCGCAGCTCTCCGCATCTTGGGAGAATGCGAAGGTGACGCTCGGTAACGTGCTCATGCCGGTGGTGCTCGGCTTTATCGATCTCCTTACCGAGCATGTGATCCCGGCGGTGAAGCTGGTAGCTCGGGTCATTGTGGAATGGTGGAAACGGATCCTGCCGCAGATCCGACCTATCTTCGCCGGCATTGTCGATATCGTCCGGGCGGTGATCAAGCTCATACGGGCGGCGTGGGATATGTTCGGCCCGATCATCATGCGGCAGATCCGGGCCGTTGTGCAGTTCGTACAGACCGTGTTCGGGTCGCTGATCGGCATCATCCGGGGCATTGTCGATATCGTCGCCGGGATCCTTACGGGCAAGTGGGATCGGGTCTGGGAGGGCGCTAAGCGGGTCATAGTGGCGCTGCGGGATCTGATCGGCGGCATCGGTTCCTACATCGTGCAGACGCTCGGTAACTATGTGGCGGCGATCGGCACCGCTGCGGCAGCGATCGGCCGGGCGATCGCTAACGGTCTGGTCTCGGCGTGGAATGCGCTCGACGTGGCGGTGGGGCCGTGGTCTATCCCGTCGTGGGTGCCGGTCGTGGGCGGCAGCACGTTCCATATCCCGGATCTGTTCCCGGACATTGCTCTACTCGGTAAGGGTGGCATTGTGCGGCGCCCGACGTTGGCGGTGGTCGGTGAGCGGGGTCCGGAGGCGGTGACACCGCTCGGGCAGTTCGGCTCGACCTACGTGATCAATATCGAGACCGGGATCGGTGACCCGGTGCGGATCGGCGCAGCGGTGGTCGATGCGATCTCCGCTTTCGAGCGGGCGAACGGTCGCCGGTGGCGCACCGCATGAGCTGGTGGGAGCACCTCGAGGTCGAGGTGCGGTGGGGTGCCCGGGGTGTCGCCGCCGGCGGCGCCGGCGCATGGGATCTCGACGTGTGGGACGGTCCGGGCACGTGGTCGGGGTGGGAACCGAGTTGGGCGGTGCTTGACGATTGCTGGATCTCGAACCTTACGGTGACCCGGGGCCGGGCGAAGGCGACCGAGCGGTTCTCTGCCGGCACCCTGTCAATGACGCTCGTTGCTGCGCAGCGGGACCAGTCTCGGATCTGGTCGTGGCTGCTCGACCAACCGACCATCGGTGATGAGCTGTCGATCCGTGCCCGGGTCCGGGACGGTGGCGACTGGTGGCCGCTGTTCCGGGGGTCGATCACCGCTCTGTCGGACGGGTTCGAGCTTGACGGCCGGTTAGCGGTGTCGGTCGCCGGCATCGACGCTATGGCCGAGATCGCTGCGGTGGATCTCCCGGAGGTGGATCCGCCGGTTGGTGCCGGTGAGCGGTCCGATCAACGGATCTCGAGGATCCTGGATCTGATCGGGTTCCCGGTCGAGCGGCGCCGGCTCGATGTTGGGGTGGTCACCGTGCAATCGACCAACCTCGCTCGAAACCTGCTCGATGAGGCGCAGGTCACCGCCGAATCCGAGGTGGGGGATCTGTGGGTTGATGCCGAGGGCATGGTGATATTCCGCAACCGGCAATGGTGGCTGACCGATCCTCGGACCACCTCGAGCCGGGTCACGTACTCGAACGTGCCCGGCTCCGGGCATTGCCCGGCGGTGTTCCGCACCGCTCTCGATCTGTCGGATCTCGAGAACCGGGTCTCTATGGCTCGAGCCGGCGGCACCGCTCTAACGGTGATCGATCACGCATCGCGGGCACGGTTCGGTTTGCGCACGTTCACTCGGTTCGATCTCGTGTGCGAGTTCGACGTGGACGTGCAGATTGCCGCTTCTGCCCGGTTGGCTGAGAACCGGCAACGGACCCGGCGGGTCGAGCAGCTCTCGGTGAAACCCGAGGCGGCGGTCATTGTTGGGGTGCCGGCGGCGGTGGCGTGGGGTCCGGTGCTCGATCTGCGGCTCGGTGACGCAGCGACCGTTGAGTGGTTGGCCGGCGGGGCCGATGAGCCGGATTCCCGGCTGATGCATGTGCAAGGCTGGACCCATACCATCGACGCTGCCGGCGGTTGGGTGACTGATCTCCAAGTGTGGGACCGACCCGGCTATACCCCGGTGTCGGGGTGGGATATCGCACTATGGGACGGGTCGGAATGGGCAGCCTGATCGACAATCCGGGAGGCGTGAGGTGAGCTGGTCGAGCGATATTCCCGATGTGGTGCCCGGGCAGCCGGTAGCCTCGAGTTGGGGCAACGAGATCCGGGATTCGGTGGTGCATAACGTGGCGACGGTCGCCGCTTTGCCGGCTGACGTGAGCGATGGGTCTGTGGCGTACGTGGTGGCTGATGGGCAGCTCTACACTCGGCATACCGGCAAGTGGTGGACCCGGCGCACGTTCTTGGGTCTCCCTAAGACGACCGACTCGAACGGGCTTGTGACGTTCACCGCTGCCGAGCTTGGGTTTGTGACGTTGACCGGTGGTAGTGCGCATGTGTCGGCCGGCGCTGCCGCTGTGACGACAGTTGCTTTCTCGGGGTTCTCGGTAAGCGGGGCGAATATAACGGTGCGGTGTTTCCGGTTCACCGTGGGCGGTGCTGCTGACTCGCAGATAAACGTGGTGCAGGGTTCCGCCCGGACATTTAACATTCATGCCGAGGGGTACGTGACGTGACGGCGCCACCGCTCTCGAGCACCGAGACCCGGGCCGCATGGTCGGCGTACCTGTGCGACACCGATCTATATGTCCGGGTCTCGTTCCCGGGTGACGGCAAGGTGTGGGATCTGCTCGTGGCCGAGCCGGCGGCGCCGGCTTTCGAGGCGCTCGCCGCATGCATGAGCCGTCACGGTGAGCTGTTCCGGGAATCGGCCGGCGGCACGTATAACTGCCGGGAGATCGCCGGGTCCGGTTCCTATTCGCTGCACGCTTACGGGTTGGCGATCGATATCAATCCGTCAAAGAATCCGCAGGGGTCACCGGTCGAGACCGAGTTCTCTGCGGCGTTCGTGGCCGATGCGAAGGCGATCCGCACCGTGTCGGGCCGCTATTGCTTCCAGTGGGGCGGTGACTGGTCGGCGTCGACACCGCCCGACCCGATGCATTTTCAGATTGGGGCGACACCGGCCGAGATCGGCACCGGTGTCATAGATCCGGGAGGTGACGATATGCCGCTAAGTGAAGCCGATCTCGCCAGTGTGCGGGACGTGGTGCGGGATGAGATCAAGCGGGCAACCGACCCAAACAACGAGGCAACTTCGCAGGTGTCTCGGTCGGTGTGGGCGCATGGCGGGGTGTTCGATGCGGGCGGTGATGATCCCGACACCACGGCGGGTTTGACGCTGCGCAGGGCGGCGACGATCGCCGGTGATCTCCAGGGTGGCGGGGTCAAGCTGACCCGTTCCGAGTTCAACTACGGGACGCTGTATGCGGGCACGTTGGGCAGGGTGCCGGGCGGCACCGCCACCGCCGGTTCGAGCCGGCGGCTGATCGAGGACACCGCCGACGTTGCTGCCGCTGTGGCACCGCCGGCCAGGCGCCGGGTCAACGGTCGAGGTCGGCTCTTTGCTGCTCTGGCGACCCTCATAGCGGCGCTGTTGCTGCTCGTGACGGTGCTCGAGGCGATCGCCAACGAGGCGACCGTGGAGGCGATCTGGCGGGGTGTCGCCGGCGTGGCTGGTCTCGTGCTCGGGGCGGTGTACCTGTACTCGGATCGGGCCGGTCCTTGAATCCGGCCGGGCACCGGGTCTACCGTGCGGCACTATGACCAAACAATCTGATCCGATCCTGTTGGTGTGCCGGGTGTGCGGTGATGAGTTCGCTGCGGCGGGCCGTGGCCGGACACCGATGTACTGCTCGAATACCTGCCGCCAAGAGTCCTACCTCAAGCGGCGGATCGATCGGGCGGTGGCCGAGGCGCTCGAGCTGCGTAGCAAGCTCGAGACCGAGCTGCGTAGCGACCGATGAGCGGGGCCGAGCTGCCCGGGCAGCTCACGCTCGGCGTTGACGTGATCGAGGTGCCCGGGCAGCTCGGTCTCGGGGTCGAGGTGCCCGGGCAGCTCGGTCTCGATCTCGAGGTGTGGCGGGGTACACCGTGGCCACCGGGCAACGGTGACCCGGGGAGCAGCCGAGCGACCGAGCCGGCATGAGTGCCGGCCGGACCGACCCGTTCGTGATGGTGCCGGTTTGGCTGTTCGAGGCGGCGTGGCGCACCTCGGGGGATCTCGAGGTGTATGGGGCGATCGCCGGGCATGCTGACGGCTCCGGGATCGCTTGGCCGAGCATTGCGCAGCTCGTCGCTGAGTCCGGCTGCTCTGAGTCGTCGGTCTATCGGTCGCTGAGGCGGCTCGAGGCGCATGGGGCGCTCTTGCGTGAGTCTGGCGGTGGCCGAGGTCGAGCGAACCGGTATCAGCTCGTCCGCAGCCGGGTCGAGGGCGTCACTGAGCAGCCGGGCAGCCTCGAGGGGGTCGGTCGGTGGGTGGGGCAGCGGGACGCAGCTCGGGCAGCCGCAAACCCTGTCACCGGGGCCGCAAACCCTGTCACCGGTGACACCCTTTACGGGCTAAACCCTGTCACCGGTGACGGTCTAAACCCTGTCACGGGTGACACCCCAACTAGATCCATAGAACTAGATAACGCAAACCCTGTCACCGGTGACACCGTTTCGTGGCCGGATCGGCTGCCCGGGGAGCGACCAGTTGAGTACGCTCGACGGCTGAGCCGGTGGCAGCGGACGCAGCTCGAGCCGACCGAGCCGACCGAGCCGACCGAGCCGGTCGAGCACCTCGAGGCGACCGAGCGGGCCACCGCAGCGGCCACCGCCCGAGCTTCGCTGCTCGAGGGCACTATGCCGGCCGAGCACCTCGAGCTGCTCGAGCGGGCGAACGCAGCCGCAGCCGAGCGGGCACGGCAGCGGCGGGAGGCGACGGCATGAGGGTCTCGATTCGGTGCGGTGTCGGCGGCATCTTCGGCAGCCTCGGCGGGGAATGCGGGGGCAACGGGTGACTGATCGCACCGCACCGGATCGAGGTTGGCTGATCGGTGATCTCGCCGCACCGACCGAGGTGCGCAGCGGGATAGCTCCGGGCGGGGTGGTGGTGACCGCTTGGCACCGTGGCTCGATCGTGTGGCGCCGGTGTCTGCTTCCCGATCCGCTTGGCGAAGGTGACCCGGCTCGGTTCGATCTCACCGCCGAGATAGACCGGGCACGGCTCGATACGCTGGCCGCTTCGCTGGCGTTGGCTGATCTCGAGACCGGCACCGACCCGGCTCCGCTTGAGGTGACGTTCCATGACGGCGACACCGGCGAGCTGATGGTGCCTAGACCGTTCCTGATCACCGGGAACGATGGGTGGTGGCATGGCTAGGGGCGGCTCTACTCGAGCGTGGCGGCAGCTCCGGGAGGCGGCGAAGGCGGCAGCCGGCGGGCCACCGTGGCGCTGTCACTGGTGCGGGATCCGGTTCGTCACCGAACCGGATATCGATCACGTGCAACCGGTCGGGTTGGGCGGTGCGTTGCTCTCGACGGCGCTGGTGATCTCGTGCCCGAGGTGCAACCGATCCCGGGCGTCTCGGACCCGGGCAGCTCTGGCAGCGACCCGTGAAAAACCGACCCGTGACGCTCCGGCCGAACCGACCCGTGACGGTGGCCACCGGTCCGTATTCGATGGTGGCGGTTCTTCAGCTCCGGCACCTCGGACAC